TTATCTTAAATATTTTTTTTCTGCGGAAGATGAGAGGCTCGAACTCTCGCGGCTTTAACACCCTACTTGTTTAGCAAACAAGCCCCTTCACCAACTTGGGTAATCTTCCTAATGTTATATTAAGTGTAATAAGATATAAGATAATTTATATCCCACAAACGCCCCTAATGCCGATGGTATTGGGAATACAATTAATTTACCTAAATCAGTTACGTATTTTGGTCGGTTTACAATTTTACCCATAAAGAAGTAATATATCAAATACCCCAATAAAACAGCAATATCTGTCCGTGTTGCAATAAAAACCACTAAAGTGGCTCCCAAGAACCCAAAAGTAAAATTATCCCTTACTCCTTCCCAAACTTCTTTGTTTGAGGCTGTTTTATACTCCCTAACTATTTTATTTATTTTTACCTTATTTTTTCTAAAATAATTATTTTCCTCCAATTTCATATTTTGTTTTTCCATCTAACGATTCCGCAGTTATCCTATCTTCATTCATAAAAGTAATCTCTAATTGAGTACTGGCAATTAAGTATTCTTCAACCATCTCCCAACTCATTAAATCTTTTACAAAAAACGTATGTAACGTTCTCATTATCTCAAATTCTGTAGCTTCATTCATTTTCTACTTGTTTATTTTTTGTTGGAATAGATGGACTCGAACCATCGACTTTCACCGTATCAGGATGACACTCTAACCATCTGAGTTATATTCCATTGTTGTTGGTACAAAGATAATCATTTTATTCTGTAAAAAAAAATTCCTCTAAATTTTGATTAGAGGAATTTAATATTAAATTTAGACAATATACTATTTTAAGAATCTTAATTTGTATATTGTTGAATAAATTAATTCCTGAACCGTGTCAATTTGGTTTTGAATAAATGACTCTTTAACACCTTTTCTTGCTTTTTCAATCATAATGTCTAATGATTTAAAATAATTAATTACTTGCTCAGAACTCTTGTAATCCTCAGTTTTAACTGAATCATAATTTTTAATAATATCGTACTTACCTTGATAACTTTCAATAATACCGTCAACTAACGCATCAATCCCTTCATAGTATCCTTGTAATGCTTTATGTTCAGAGTATGACTTAGTCTGTAAATGAAAGATGTGTACTTGAGTTTGAGAATGTAATAGTGTTGACACCATATTCTTAAATCCTGAATTACCTTTAGTTTCAGATTTATTTTCCTGCTCATTCAAATGCATTACCTTGAATAATTGTTCTTTTGTTAATGTTACTTTTTCCATGTTAATAAATAGTCGGTATCAATGAAAACATTATGAGGGAGTATTAGGTGTTTTTAATACCCTACCTAATCCCCACCCAAAAGGAATTTCACAACCTTTATGTATTTTTTTGTTATCAATACCGTTTGTAATCCAACAAGTACCAAATTGTGAATTTTTTTCCCCTAAACCTTTATTTTTTGAAGATTCAGACATTTTTTGTTTACTTTTTTCTGAATGTTTTAATCCTGACCAATTAAAAAAATGTTTTTTAATCCAAATTTTGTCTTCATAATTTTTTTTACGAGTTTCAGATTGTTTCAGAGATTTTTTACTAACCCATTCAGGATTTTGCCTCAATATTTTTTGTTTTTCATTAGATTTAATCGAATTTAATTTTTGCTCTTCTTGAGTAAATCCTCTACCGCCTTCACCACCTAAAATTAAATTAAGACAAAAATTATCTTTAATTAACACTTCATTAACTATTTCACGTTCTCTTAATTTTAGTTCATCCCTATTAGGTAAAAATTCCAATATTTCTTTAATATGTGAATCAACACCATATTTTTGAATAGAATATCTTAATCGTTTACCACTACCTAAATATCCATCATCAAGATTATGTGTTGAATGCATCCCAATATAATATTTACCGGTTACCTTACAGGTTGTTTTATAAATGTAATGTATTTTTTTTTCTTTTCTTGCCATTGCCGTATATCTATTTCTATAAATATACGACAAGTACAAAAAAGTCAAGTGGGTGACTAACGGGAATCGAACCCGTGACAACTTGGACCACAACCAAGCGCTCTACCAACTGAGCTATAACCACCATATGTTGCGTGTTTGGGTTTCGAACCCAATTGACCATCCTTATGAGAGATAGTTCTTTTCCTCTAAGTCACGCAGTTTAGAGGTTCTATTAGGATTCGAACCTAAACTCCGAATTCCGTAGATTCGTGTGCTAATCCGTTACACCATAAAACCCTAATTACCGATTATTGTCCCATTTAACAATTATCATCAAAACAATCCACAAAATTAAAAACCACATATTCTTCTTATTTAGTTACCCGACCAGGACTCGAACCTAGAACGACTGTACCAAAAACAGTTGTGTTACCATTACACCATCGGGCAATATTGTGGACCATCCAGGACTCGAACCTGGGACCTTCTCGTTATGAGCGAGCTACTCTAACCGACTGAGTTAAAGGTCCAAAATTGACTACTACCTGACTCCTTTCGAACTTTGCAGGCTCGTATCATTCAATAATAGTAGTCCAAGGCGTTACGCACCCATCTGATAACTTTACTTCTCTTGAGTCCGGGTAAGCGCTTACCAACTCAGGGGTTGTTTCCTTGTTTGTGGGAGTGGAGGGATTCGAACCCCCAATGTCATAGACCACAGATTTACAGTCTGCTAAGCGACCAATTGCTCAACACTCCCAATTTAGGAAAACAGAAGATGGTTGCGTGGACATCTGTTTTTACGATTAGCGTTACTTAGGTGAATACCTCCCAACTCCGATTGTACTAGCCGGCATTCACTCTCGAACTATTAGTACAATCATTCCCTAATCAACCTTTTGCACGCTTGGAGGGATTCGAACCCCCACCAACGGTGTTGGAGACCGTGATGCTACCGTTGCACTACAAACGTATTTATTTACTGCTCAAATTTAAGAGTATTTACTGCTCAAATTTAAGATTTTTGAGGTCGGTACAGGATTTGAACCTGTGTTAATAGTTTTGCAGACTACCGCCTAAACCACTCGGCCAACCGACCCTATTTGTTTTACACATTTAATCTAAACTATTTGGATAATACAATAATGTTGGATTTTTCTTTTGAATATCAATTTCAGGATATCTGTTTTTAAAAGATATAACATCGAATCGTTCGGTTATTAGATGAAATCCATTTTTAGTCGGAATTGTCGTTATAGATTTATTTCCGATAGGCCTAAGATTATCAATAAAATCCCCAACCTCAACTAAAGTTTTAAAATCTTTAGTATCAATATCAACAATCCATCTTTTTTCCTGAGTCTTTATTTGACCAACAACTGAATCAAATAACCCTTTTTGATTTTGATTACCATTCTTAATTCTTTCTGCCAAATTTGACAACATATCCAAAGAAACATCTTTATGATTTTGTTTTTGAATATGAATATAAGCTCTTGCTTTAAACATTTCACAAAGTTGTTTTACCTCATCGTACCTTCTTTCCAAATGGTCAATTGAATCAATACAATATGTTTTAATTGTTCTAACCGATTGATGATTATCTCTTTCATTTTCAGGTTGGTCTTTCTTACGTTTAAACACATACAACATATAGAAATCACCCTTCTCTTCGAAGTTCAACAATGGTTTTATTAATTCTAAATTATCTATCATCTTAATATCCTATTTCTTTTTTTACTTCCCATTGTTTATCAATAGGAATTCTTTCAATTCGTTCAACAGGTACAAACCCGTCAAACCCTTTATCTTTAACATCTTCAAAATGTTCTATGGTATCCAATTGGAACCCGAACTTATATCGGATGTATTGGAACTTTTCTCCGTCCCAATATGCCATGTGGTTGTTCCTACAAAATCCATTGTACCAACCTTCAACCATTTCATTTTTTGGTATCATAATTTCTATTTTTTTGTGACCCCTCCGAGACTCGAACTCGGGACTCCTTCATTAAAAGTGAAGTGCTCTAGCCAACTGAGCTAAGAGGTCTTTTTGTAGGATATCGCTTAACCTACGATGATTGGCCGACCATCTTTAGACCCGAGCGAACTTGGGTACTACGATTTTTTTGTAGTCGACACGGGACTCGAACCCGCACTGCGAAGAAAATAAATCTTCTTCAGGAGACCTTACAACTCCATAGTCAACACAAGTATCTGTGACTATTGGTCTTGGGGGTTTGGGACCTTCCCTCATTACACAGTCGACTAACAACCCCACTTCACCAGGTTAATGGACTGGCTGCCATATGGGAGTGGGGGTTTCCCGTTAATTCGGGACTCCGTGGTAACGGTCAGAATCGAACTGACGACACCTTGTTCTTCAAACAAGTGCTCTACCAACTGAGCTACGTAACCAAATAAAGATAATGATGGAGTACCCGTCTCGCTCCAATCTTAACTGCTTTCCTGAGTTTTATGAGGCCTCGGCAGAAAGGGTGCTGAACTCTGATACCATTCGGAATTGTCGACATTCCATTGAATGGTGAGGACCATTATCTTAGTAGTTCCTGTAGGATTCGAACCTACGACTGCTTGCATGTAAGACAAGAACTCTTCCACTGAGCTAAGGAACTGTATTGTAGCCCCACCGGGAGTCGAACCCGACTTTTTTGGATGAAAACCAAATATCCTAACCGATAGATGATAGGGCCATAATTAAATCTTTTACAAAGATACAACCAATATTTCAAAGAGCAAAATAAAAAAACCCCGAACCTTAATTAAAAGTTCGGGGTCTGATATGATATAAAATTTATATTATTATCCTACGATTACATCCGAACTACATGGCAGCATACGCTCATACCAACAAACTATTTGTTGTTGAATAAAGACCATATGTTGTTTTGTAGTTTTCATTGTTTCTATAATTATATCAAAGATAGTCAAAATCTTCAATTTGTCAAATATTATTTTTTTTTGTACCCCAAGAGAGACTCGAACTCTCAAAATCTTGTTCCTAAGACAAGCGTGTCTGCCATTCCACCATCGGGGCATATATCACATCGTACAGGCATTCTGGTTCTCGCAACAGAAATTCCATCTTACTTAGCCCACCCTGTGCGATAGGGGTACCTGAGGATATGATAATTGTGATTCGGATAGGATTCGAACCTATGACCTACGCATTAGAAGTGCGTTGCTCTATCCAGCTGAGCTACCAAACCATTTTAAAATTCAATTGTGGAGTTCCATTTCCACTCCGATAACTGTTGTCAATGTGATTTGTGCTATTGTACTTCTAGCTTAGACACATCGGGACGCACCATACACATATGTCAGGGTCTTGTCTTTAATTGAATTTAGTAGTCAGGACAGGACTCGAACCTGTAATTCCGGTTAAACCCCTCAACGGGGCCGCGTCTATCCAATTCCGCCACCTAACTATTTTGAGGTTGAGAACTCCTCGTGTTGTGCAAATATAGACATAAATCCTTTCAAAATTTATAATCCCACCCGACTATTTCATTCCTATCTCACAGGAACAACACATTTTATTTCCACTGAGTCATTCGGTTATACTTCCAAGTTTTATGTTCTCTGTATTTGTGAGAAAATTGTCCTTTTCTGTAATAAACACCCTCATCCCAATAAGATGGGTATTCAAACTTTAA